GAGTCTGCAACATAACGGGACCACCAAAATCTTCCTTTGGCCTTTACCCTATAAAAGTTCCTAAACTCATTGAGAAGTACAATAAGCCCACCGACACAATGAATGACTTCTGTAAGAAGCTAGTGTCGTTGTGGCCTGATGCATTAAAATTGCTCAATGAAGATTATTTAGAAACGAGCCACTTAAAACATACGTACACCTTTCACGTGGATAAGAATAGAGTCTGCAACATAACGGGACCACCAAAATCTTCCTTTGGCCTGAGGGCTGGCCCGACGGTGTCCCATACTGGAAAGTATGTTAAGAAAACTTTCACTGTGAATGGTAAGAAGAAAGATCAAGAGGATTATACCAACAGAGTTGTTTGGGAGATGATAGAAGACATACTGAACGGTGGAACGCCACGTCACCCCGATCCAGTGGCAAATATGGTGCTAAAGCAAGAAATGCACATATTGCCGGATGAATGGTGGCTCCTATCTGAAGAGGAGTTGCAGAAGGAATTAGACCGTATTGCAGAAAAGGCTCGTGAGTATTTCATAATGTCCTATCCTGACTACAAAATTGGAATTTTGTGCCAGGGTTTTAGGCAGAAAGTTGAACGAGGAAATGTGATAAGGATAGGTCATAAGTGGGACTATGGAGGGGCATTTAGAGCAGCGCAGTTCATGCGTTACGATGTTCCAACGATGAATTTTTGGACGAGCGACATTAAAGGACAGGACACAGGAATTCTTGCGGCATTGCTGCAGTTGTATGCCGCAACAGCCGTCTATTATCTGGATAAGGATAATACAGGTCCAGCGATGGAAAGAGTTTACCGTATGCTCTGTAAGTTGTATGGACAAAACTTAGCGTATAAAATAGTGCATCAGTTCCACGATATATGGGTAGTAATAATGGGCTGTATGCCTAGTGGATCCCTGTCTACGTCTCATGGAGATTCATGGATTTTGGCATTTGCTTTTTGCTTGTTCTTAATACATACAATGTCTGTAAACCCCCTAATTGCTAACAAGATACGTAAGGAGATAACTGATAGGTTAGTTCCTCTTATGGTATATGGAGATAACTTAGTACTGGGGTGTCGAGATATTATAAAGAAGTGGGTGAACATTGATGCTTTTGCAGATTTTTGCGGCAAGGCTTTTGCTTGGGAGTTCAAAGAGATACAACGGGAAGTACCTTTCCTGTCTATCCCTGATGGCAGTGGAGGTTATCTAGTACAAGGTGTTGTATTTTTACAAAGGACCTTTATTGAATCGAAAGATGCTGATCTTCCTTTAGTAGTGTCGTATAAATCATTGTATAAGACGGTTGTGAAATTAGCTCATGGAAAAGGGGAGGAACGAACCCCAATAGATTGTATGATGGCATGTATAGGGCATGCTTATGACACTAAAGGAACCAATAAAATAGCTTATGATTTTGTAAGGTATGTTTATTATTACATTTCCAAGCATTATGGAGTAGATGAGGACAAGTGGTTTGAATCGTTTCTAAAAGGAGATTTGCGTGACGGGAGTGTTGAAAGGTTAATGAAGAAGACGGGAATTACCATAGAGGAGCTACAGGCGGGCTTTCCATCCGAATTGGTGTTGCGTAAGAGACAAATTTGGGATGAAGAGAAGAGTAAAATTGAGTATGAGAATGATGATATAATAGTTCATCTC